TAACCATGAGAAAGCTAATATATGCCCTACTAATCACAGGGCTGTTAGCTTCTGCACAGGCTCCCCCTACTAACTGTGCAAGGGAGTTCTACTTAATCTCCCACTCTATCCATAACCCTGCTGAGAGACATCAACAACTTCTAAGGATACTTTCAATATATGAGTGCACTACTTATGAGTTGAATGATATATGGAACAACCTAAGTAGCTGGGTAGGATCTGCTGATAGTGCAGAATTAAGACAGAAACTTATTTACGAACACGCTAAAGCTACTCTGAGGGAGTCTAAGAAGTGATCGCCTCCTTACATAAATGGTATCCCTTTGTCTTCCCTGATACACACGATGTTAAGTCAATTGCTTTTGAGAAGAGAGTTGAAAGACTTGAATATGAGTACAGAGAGGCAGTTAAAGCTCAGAAGATAAGGGATGCTATTGAGGAGCTAGCTTTAGAGTTATATAACAAAAGAGCTTATCAAAATACTGTTGAAATAGAAACTTTTAACAATACTAGGCACTTTGATAAATACGCATAAGAAGGAGATTAAATATGTTTGCATTGGATGCACTTTTAAATGTCGGTAGTAAGCTAATTGATAAGCTTATACCAGACCCTGAACAGAAAGCTAAGGCTCAGTTAGAACTACAAAGGATGGCTCAAGAGGGTGAGTTAGCTAAGATGGCTAATGAGACTAAGCTGTATGAGACTGAACAGAATAATCTAACTCAGCGTATGCAAGCTGATATGGCAAGTGATTCATGGATGTCTAAGAATATACGTCCATTGACTTTAGTGTTCCTCTTAACAGCTTACTCAGGCTTTGCTATTGCCTCCATCTTTGACTATGAAACCCGTGGTGCTTATGTTGAGCTTCTAGGTCAGTGGGGCATGTTAGTGATGTCGTTCTACTTCGGAGGCCGTACAATGGAGAAGATTGCAGATAGGATTAAGAAATGACAACTAAGCTAACACCCCACTTTACCTTAGAAGAACTAACCCATACAGATCACAGACAGTATGATAACACTCCTAACGAACAAGAACTTGAAAACCTCAAAAGACTTGCTGAGTTCCTTGAGGAGGTCAAAGCAGCCTTGGGTGGAAGACCCGTCATGGTTAACTCAGCTTTTAGAAGTAAGCAAGTCAATGACGCTGTTGGCTCTAAAGATAGTAGCCAGCATCGTATTGGTTGTGCTGTGGACATCAGAGTACCTCAACTAACCCCTGATGAAGTTGTTAAGACAATCGTAGCTGCGGGGCTACCTTATGATCAACTTATACGTGAGTTTGATAGATGGACACATATCAGTATTCCTAACAAACCTAATATGGATCCTCGAAGACAGGTACTGATTATCGATAAGCAAGGTACTAGGTTGTACACTTAAAAGAAAAGCCCTTTAGAGTTATCAGCTCTAAGGGGCTTTTTAGTTAGTCTAGAATGAATGCTAGAGTAATGAATCCAATGTGTAAGTAGATAACAGGTACAGGTTCATCACCCATGTTGTCCTCTTCATCTAATATGTACAGTTGATCAGCTTCTAAGCCAAACACTAAACCAGCTTTAGTTTCAAATTCAAGAGTCATTTAAGTCTCCTTCAACAACTGTAAAAGGTACAGATCTTACTGTAGGAAACTTACTCATAAACTCTTTCCTTGTGATGTCCTTACCGATGTTAATCTCTTTAAAAGGTCTACCCTCTTGTGTGAGAGTAGCCTTCAAAGATACACAAGCTGGACAGTTATCCTTTGTGTACACTGTGATCATGTCTTAGATCTCGCAGCCACCTGCAGTGCAGGCTAGTGTCTGAGCACCTTCAACATTGTCAGTTCTTTCAATGAACTTATCCCAGTCAATACCTAAAGGCATCTTAGACACCATGTCGTGATACTCAAACTCAGTCATGGACTCATAAGGAGCTTGTCTGTATGTTCCTCCGTCCATTGGCAGGAAGCTCACACCGGTAATCTCATCAAAGTTATTCCATACCCAAGCCCCTACTTCAGGCCATTCATTCTCGTTCACTGAGATAGTCACTGAAGGCTTATGCTCACAGTAATGTCTCTGGAACAACAACCACAGACGCAAGTGCTTAATAGCATTCAAGTCCTCACGAAGTACAGCACCTTTCTCAACTCTCATTGGGAAGCTAAATACTGTAGTACTCTCAGGCTTCATCACACAAGGCTCAGCAGGGAATCCCTGAGCTTTCAAGAAGTCAGTCAGAGGATCCTTGTTATCAGATCGTACACGACGAATAAAATACTGACTGTGCTGAGGGTGGATACCGCTAGCAGTACCAGTAAGCTGAGAGACAGTGCCCTCTGGCTTAATGGCAGTGATGGCAGCACTTCGACCAATACCAATAGAATCAGCAAACTCAGCGTTAGTGTCAATAGCAACATTCTTCAAGCCTTCCAAAATATTAGGTAACTCAGTATTATCAGGATCATTCAACAAGGTGTTATCCAAGATACCTGTCATAGAGACACCCAACAAGCGTTCCTCTTCAGTGTTTGTCTGCCACACCTTACGAAGGTACGGGAAGTGAGTCATTGTCGATTGAAAAGTCCCCAGAATAGTAGCCATACGCACCTTATTCCGTAGAGTATCCACACTATCATCGCTCCGAACAATAACAGAAGACAGATTACAAAATTGATAAGGTCTAAGGATAATCTCACTGCAAGGGTTTGTACCCCACTCTTTACCCAATTCCCTACGTCCACTCTTAGCTGCTTGAAGTTCACTTGCATAACGATTAAAGATACCTCGCTCACCTGAATGAGATTCATAGATGCTTGACCACTCACGCATGAACTTACCTACTTCAGGCTTAACTTCGTAGATGGCACTGTTGTTAGCCAATGCTCGTTGACCGTTACCATCCCACCAGTTACCAGCTTTAGCGTGAGCCATACGATCATCACTCAAGTCTGACAGAGAGATCATAGCCGATCTACGCACTCCACCGACCACCACAACTTCGCCAACTTTGCAGAGGATGTCGTGAGCTTCCAAGCTTGTAAGTTTTCGTCCAGCAGCAAGCTTGAATTTATTAACAACATACTTGAACAACTCGACAAGAGGCTCAGGGCCACTGGCACGTCCACCGAAGGTCTTGAGTCGTGTACCTGCAGGCCGTACAGCAGATACATCCCACTTCGGAATCTCACCGGCATACAGTAAGGCAATAACTTGTCGTAGAGCCTTTGCCCATCCCTCTTTGGAGTCCTTAACATTAATGACAGTGCCACTATTGAACAACTCAGTAGGGATCTCAGGTAACTTATTGACATACTTCTGCTCCACACTAAAGCCTACACCTGTACCACACAAGAGAATGTACATAGCCTCATCAAATGCTTTAGGATCATCAATAGGAAGATATGAACAGTTATAGCCTGCAATGTTCTGTCGCTCTAAAGCATCACCAGCTGTCATGATGCTACGCATTGAAGGCATCACTTCCAAGTTAGTCACAGCTGTCTGTAACTCAGTACGCAGATTAGCTGGAATGTCGTAGTTATGCTTCTCTTTCAAGTGCTTGGTCATGAAGTCAAAGTAGCGATTGACAGTCTCAGGCCAATGCTCTCGACGACCTTTATCATCCAAGTAACGAGAGTAGCGGCTCTTACCGATGTACTCTTGGTAAGGTGTCATTTTAGTTGTACTCATATTATTGTATTTCCTTTGTTAAATATTCTTGTTTATTCTCAATTACATCATCAAATCTATCGACAAGATCATCACTCTGGATTCCTAGCAGTTCCAAGAGTGTGACCTCATCTAATCGTTTGAGAGCCTCTTTCAGTTCTTCAAATGTTATGTTGCTCACGCTTGTTGATCTCCCTGTCAATGTACCATTTAGCTTTCTTTAAGTCTTCAATGGCATCCTTCTTAAGATCACAACGCCAGATATATTTGATTGCATTACCTAGATTAAAGCCCATGTGTTCTGTAATCTGGATACATTCAATACCTGATGGATGTTCAGTGTAGTGCTTAGGCTTGTGTACACTGTCATTAGCCCACTCACTATGATCTGAGTCTACCCACTCTTTAATGGCTTCACTTAAAGGCTTTGCAGAATCTTTGATGTACAGATCCCGTTTAACCCACTTATCGTAGTTAAAACAATCTACACAGGGATGGATACCTCCATATAGCTCACTGTAAAAGCAGGTATTACAAGTTTTATCCACCATATCGTTTCTCCAAGTATTCAATGCTTAAGAACATTTCATCGAAGTGTCCGTCCTGTACTTCATTCATCATCAGTAAGCCCCTCCAATGTCTGTTACTTAGTTGATCCATGTAAGATTCATCATGGAGATAGTAAGAGCCAACAATGATAGCACATATAGGCTTTCCATCAGCACGCTTGCCATAAGCGATCTGCTTTCCCTGCTGATGACCAGCCACACAAGACATGTGAAGTTTATTAATAATAGCACTCGCTGCTCCAGCTGGCCTACCCATAGCTCCAACAGGCCAATAGTGATTAAAGCCAACACCATTGATAAACACAGGGTGAAGGAATCCATGTACCTCCCAATCTTTCTCATAGTCTAAGTCCTTTGTAGATATCAAACCCTCTAGAGTTGGGTTATTGTTAACAGCCCTGTCAATCCTATTCTCATGATTCCCTAGAGTCATCACCATACGAGGTTTATATACCCTGTGCTTAGATTCCTTCTGAGCCTTCTGAGCTTGTCTTAAAGGTGCTAGTAGAAGCTTCATAGCCTCCTTAGCAGCTTCAATGTCCTTCTTGTAGCGTAGACCTTCAAAGTACTTACTCCCTTTGACATCGTGGCTACTAAGGCTTGGCATGTCAGCAAAGTCACCTAGATTAACAACTACATCAGGTTTGTAATCGACAATAGCTTTACCAGCCCATGTCAGATGCTCTAAAGGTACACCTTCTTTAACTTGTGCGTCCGGTATCACTAATATCTTCAAGATCAACTCCTTCAACAGTTATCTTCTCACCACTACGGATACCAGCTTTGATAGCCTCCAATATGCCATAACTTAGAAGTGCCTTAGCCTCTTCTTGAGTCAAGTCAAACATGTAGGTAGCATCACCGTTCTCATGTTCCTTAATCAGCTCTACATTCACTTTGAGCCTCCTTAATAAACTCTTCAGCGTCTGCTCTAACCATAAAGTACTTTAGACAGGTGGCAATAGCTGCATTGACTTTTAAGTTCTCTTCAATGTCCTCAGGATGACTACTAAATCCTCCGTTAAGAGTATTCAAGTAAGTCTCTTTAAGATTATCTACTGTAATGGCATCACATAAATCATACCAAGCATGTCTAGCTTCTTGTGAGTTTTCAAGTGCTTTAATAAGATTATTTAACATAATCATTTACCCTTTCTAGTTTCATTTAACCATGATACTGGGATCTCTTTATCGGCATACAAGAAACCGTGCTTAGAGCACCAATCTCCGTATGTTGTCTGACTAATCTTTGACAGTCTAGCTTTAGAGTTACTAAAGACAAATCTAATATCTAACTCAGGATATTGCTCCTTAATCATTAGATGCTTCTGTCTATCAGCAGTCATAAACCTTCCTTTGCTCTCGATGATAATGTCATTCTCCAAGAGTACAAAGTCAGGGGTGTATTTTCTAGCCTTAGAAGGTTGGATATAATTGATAACTAACTGTTCATACTCAAAAGGTATTCCTTGAGTAGTTAAACTATCAGCTATCTTGTCCTCTAAGCCAGATCTAAAGCCATGCTTCAAAGCTACCTGTCTTGCCGATAAAGATTTCTTCTTACGTGGCTTCATTTGAATCCTTTGTCACTTGATACTGATGAAGGAAAGCTCCAAAGGTATCAACAAACTCCTCATCATGGTTTAGCTTACCCATCGTGAACATAATGGCATGAACTAACTCATGGTAGAAGGTCTGCTCAGTAGTCTGCTTATTCATATCCATACGGATAAAGATAGTCTGCTTCTCAGGATCACACTTACCTAGCTCTTCCATATGAGGCAGATAAACTACGCTCCATCTAGATCCTGCGAGATTGAAGGAGGTTGCCATATCTGGTTTGATACTCTTCTTAACCATAGCAGCTTACCGTTCTCCAATACCCTGTCAGAATTGCCGTCATAAGCTTTGAGACAAGCTTCATATAATTCCCTTTCAGTTGTACAGTCCTTAAGTATCTTATCAGCCTTTACAGGGCCGATACCTCGTAAGCCCTCGATGTTATCAACTCTGTCACCTGTCAGTATCTGTTTGTAGAAACTGTACAAGCCCTCAAACTCGGTAACATAATACTCCTCATCCTTAACAGGATTATAGTGCCATCCCGGTAACTGATCTAGATCTTTATCAACATGAACTATCCAGTAGTTACCTTGAGTGGACGCTATGCCTACAGCATCATCAGCTTCCTCACCATCAGACATGATAGCTCCTAGCTTCATGAGATGTTTGCGAAGAGCATCGTAGTGTTTAGGCTTGGGAGCATCCTTACGATTGCCTTTATAAGGAACAGTGGTAGCTACATCAAATCTAAAGTTAGTCTTACCTGTAATCCAAGCCTTGTAGTCATCACACTTCAAGCGCATATAGATAATGTCGGTAAACCACTCTGTGAGTCGATTTAGTGCCCACCGTTCTTCTTCGTCCTCATTAGAGAAGCCGACTTTATAAACTAAGAAGTCGGCATCTACTAAGGCCTCTGTAGGTTTATCCTTAGAGGATATCATCAGTCTCTTCTTCAGTGGCTTCAGCACCATCTGGAGAGTAAACTTTAAGTTCAGTAATCACAACCTTCTTGATTGATGGTGCAGCACCGAACTTAGCTGACATCTTGTGACGGTATGAGGACACCAGTGCATAACACTTAGTACCATTACCAATCTTGCTGATGTCTACAGGGTTACCTTCTTCATCCACAGGCTCAAATACGAACTTAGACTTACCTACAATGTACTTACCCATTGTGTCTTTGTCTTTAAGTTTAATACCAAGCTCTTCCAACTTACCGCAAGCTGCTTCACTTAACTGACCAAGTGTGCATTCATACTTATCGTTAGCCTCGTTGAACTTCTTATTGTGCTCCTTCATCCAGTTAGACCAATACAGTTCACCAGCGACTTTTACGGGTTTGATGCTATCAATACTCATTTCATTTTCCTTTAATGTTAATTTACTCAGCTGCAATAGTTGCTGCTTCTTGTTTGTCTTGCTCTTGGAATTGAGCTACCAACTTCTGATGCAACGGGAATGCACCTGACTCAGTAGGCAACTGACCAATCACTCGAACAATGAAGGCAGCTTCATTAGGTTCTACGTTAAATACCATTTTAGTTCCTCTATTAATGCAGCTCTTTTGATGGGTGAGCTACCATACCCAATGCTAGTTCTTCCAAGTGTACCACAGCCGATACTAAGACTGTGTATACCTCTTCAAGATCTAGATCCTCTCCTATCTTAACCTTGAAAGTATCACCTTCAACGTTAAAGACTATCTGATTCTTCTCAATGTGTTTGTCGCCAGTTGTTACCAATTTTAAACTCCCCATCTAACGGACAGCGAAGCTTAAAGTATTCTCCAGCTTCAACGATGCTATTTCTAGCTGCTTCACCTACTATTGTAGCATATTCCTTAGAAACTTCAAGCTGAAATTCATCATGGACATTAGCTACAAACTTTACAGGCCACTTGTTAGCCTTAGTCTTATCATAAAATAATACTAAAGCTTTCTTCATCACTATCGCCCCAGCCCCTTGAAGGAGCGAATTGAGGGCAGCGTGTTCACTGCGTACCCATATCTTACGACCATCAAGCCCCGGTACAAAGCCCTTACTCGCATATTTGCTAACCGTACTTCTAAGACGCTGTAAGGCAGGTGTGTTCGCAAGGAAGGAATCGATAAGCTTCTGTCCCGCCTTAGCATTACCACCGACAATGGAGCCAATCTTAGCTGGCCCTGCACCGTATAGGAATGCGTAAATAAAGGTCTTAGCTTGATCCCTCGTTTGTAACCCTGCAGCTTTCTGATTCTGCGTATGTACATCAGTGCCATCCTTGGACGAACCTTCTGTGACTGTCTTAACATAGTTTTCATCCTTCATATAATGAGCAAGCATACGCAACTCAAGGCCACTAGCGTCACAACCAACCAGTACATTGTTGCTTTCAACAGTCCAACACTCTCTACATTCTTTTCCATAGATGCTCCCTGAATTAGGAATCTGTGCCATGTTAGGACTACTGTGTGTCATCCTACCTGTAACAGCCCCATTCGTGATAACTTTACCGTGAACTCTACCATCCTTACCTACAGCTTCTAACCAGCTTTCAATCTGAGCTACTCGTTTCTGTAGCATCAGGTATTCAGCAATCATCTGAGCTTCAGGAATGTTAGTAACCTTAGACAGTACAGATTCATCGACAATAGCCTGACCCTTCTCAGTAAACTCTTTAGGCTTCCACCCAAGCTCCATCAACTTCTGTCCGATTTGTTGTCTACTTCCGGGATTGAAAGTATCAACGGAATCTTTGAGAGGCTTTCCATTGGTTTTGTGGAATCTTGGAGTGATGACTGGAGGCCATCTCTCTTGCATCTTCTCATATATTCCTGCCATCTTTCCTTTGATGTCAGCAAGTAAACAGGTTGTGAAGGGTAAATCAAGTTTGAATCCTGACCTTTCTTGTTCGGCAATAATTGCAGCTACCTTGTGTTCCAAGATAAGGCTTTCCTCTGAAAAGTCCTTCTTAGTGAATTCACTAGTAAGATGCTTATAAAGATCACAAGTGACCTCAACATCCCTAATGCAGTAATGCTCAAGAAGAGCCATGTGAGGAACATTAAAGCACTCACCTTTGTATTCCTCTCGTCTGTTCATCAACCATGTCCACACTCCTGTATAGTCAATCTTACTCCTCTTTAATCTCTCTCCCCATGCGTCTAAGCTGTGCCCGTTCTCTATTGAGGGATCTAGCAGTCTTGATGCTATCAGTGTATCGTACACTTGGTTCAAGCGAATCTTCGTAGTCCAGAGCCTGTTCAATATCGGAAAATCGAAGCCTATCCCGTTGTGAGCGACTATCAACGTAACGCCCTTTAAATACTCCCCTAGGCTCTTTGCTTCTTTCCATACCTTTACTTCTCCAGTGTCGATGTCCTTAGTTACTACCATCCAGATCGTGTTGTGATCTAATGTTGTCTCTATGTCTAGAACGATACGCTTCATATTCAGCTTTCAAGTCTTCGTAGTGATGGATAAGTAATTGATACTTGTCTTGTAACTCATAGTACCTACTCTCCAAGTCAAGCATTCTACCAGCTATCTTGTCCATGTCAATCATTGCATACCCCGATAAGTTAATTCAGGGCAATAGTACACAGGAGCTTCTTTCCAGTTAGCTCTGTAGGTACACTTGATCACACTGTCATTAGAGACTAACTTAAAAGGACTACCGGTACTAGCCTTCTTACGGGCTTTATAGGCTCTCTTATGTGCAGCTTTCTTGTCCTTATTGATTACAGCCCACTCACGATCCTTAGCCTTCCTGTGCTCAATTCTCTCTTGAATGACTTCAGGTGCTACACCTCTATCAATCATCTTCTGAATCCACTTAGCTGTCATTTCTTCATATTCCTTACAAATGTTGCAAACGATTCGGCAGTAGTGCCAAAGGCTTTCATCTTGTCAAACTCTCTAGCCACTTCCTCTAGGATTGCGTTTCTTTGAGAAGGTGAGACATAAATGTCAAAGTAATATGGCTGACCCAAATCCCTCAGTATCTGCTTACCAAGGTTAGATTGCCTCTCAACCTCGTTGAAGGCTTCGTCTTCCTCTTTTGTCCAGTCAGTCATGTGTTCTTCTCCTTGAGTCTGCACTCGTAAACTGATTGACTTACCCAAAACCCACCAAGTTTTTCACATTCATGACCGATTGTTGAGGATGACATAGCCCACCCAAAACAAAATGTACAAGCAAGCACTAATGCACCAACAAAACCTTCAAACATTGTTCTTCTCCTTGAGTTTAGCTTCAATGGCTCTCTCGTAACCAAGATTGACAGATTCACATTCACCATACTGGTTGTGATGTGCCTCATAAATTTTGTCAATCTCATCATCCGTCAGCCCAACCCATGTGCGCTGTGGTGCGGTCATGTAAAGAGAATCAAACACATATTTGTCTGATGGTTTTGTAAATGTCAAAGACGGAACATTGTTCTCCCCCCAAACCATCCACGCCACAGGCTCAGGCTCATAGTTCAAGCCTAACTCTCTAGCGTTCTCTGCTTTCTTTTCTAGGGCTTCATCTTTAGTCATGGTTTTGCAGCCTCCAAATAAAGTCCAACATTACCCAGTGCATAACCTACAAAGGCTATACCCAGACCTGTATTCCCTTTGTAGAGCAAGTCAGCAGCCACTACAGCATAGACTACTCCTACGATACCTATTAACCATGCACTCATAATGTATCCTCCTGAAGTTCTACCATACGTCCAGTATCCATGTCGTACTTCAAAGTACACGCAGGGCCTGTATAGCCATTGTAACGATTCTTAGCCACTGATACCTTAGTTTGATGTCTCTCATTGTCATCCTGAGCCATACTGTTACGCTCCAGTGTAATCACAGCATCACTCAGTTGAGCAATAGCACCTGATCCTCTAAGCTGAGACAATGATACAGCCTGTCCATCCTCATGTCCTGCATTGCCTGTAGGTCTACGAAGGTGACTGACACAGATCAAAGTGATCTCAAGTTCCTGCACCAGTGTACGAAGCTTCGTCATCATGTTATCAATAGCCTTGCGCTCATCTCCAAGGTCTTGACCCGAGACCACGATAGATATGTGATCCAAGAATACCACACGACAATCGCAAGCTTTTGCCATATATCGGATTCTATTGGTAATGTTATCCACGTCACTTGAACCAAAGTGATCAAAAAGATAAATACGATTAGAGCCGAGCGTATTGTCAAAAGCATCTTTAAGTTCCTGTTCAGTTGTAGGTGTATCAGGCAAATGCAACAGCTTGTTAGCGTGTAAAGACATGATACTTCTAGCTGTCTTTCTAGTGGATTCTTCGAGGAATAACCCTCCAATGTTCCACTTCGTAGTGTTCAGAATGTTAAATAAGATCTCTCTCAAGAATTGACTCTTACCTAATCCCGAGCCTGCAGTGACTGTGATCAACTCTGAAGGACGCATACCATAGAGAAGCTTATTCAAGCCCTTCCAAGGGTACATAGCCTCAGCCTTAGCTTCAGGCTTAATAACTTCCTCCCACAGTGATGCAGCATTGATAATCCCATCAGGAATGTAAGTCTCAGCTCTCCACCACTCATTAACAAACTCTTTATTAGCCCCTGCAATAAGGTAATCACAAGCATCTTTGTAGCCACTCAAATGCTTAACGATCTTAGCCTTCTGTCCGAATAACTCAGCTACCTCTTTAGAAGCCTTCTTACCCGGCTCATCAGCATCGAAGCAGATCACAATATTCTCAAAGGTGTTCAGCCATTCATACTGAGCTTTGCAGTCCTTTAAAGCGGCTTGAGCACCGTTTCGTATTGAGACGGAAGGCCACTGTGAGCCTGTGAGTTGATAGCCTGCGAGGGCATCAAGTTCTCCTTCATAGATTGTGATGTATTTACCGCCTGCGTGAAAGAGCTGCTGTCCGAACAACCTAGCATCCTTGAATGAGCCAAGAATGCTGAAAGTTTTGTCTGCCACTCGTCTAACTTTTGCTGCGACAACCCCTCCGGAATCATCAGTGTAAGGATAAAAGTGCTGTGCATTGTCTTGTGTAACTCCATATTTCTCACATGTTTGTAATGTAATACCCCTGTCAGGTATCGCTTTAACAGTTCCTTTGATGTCTAGCATCTGTATCTTCCTAGGCGCTACAGCCTGTTGTTTAACCGATAAGTCACAAGCATCTGCCTCGTGCTCAGTATGGTGACAATTGAAACAGTAGAAGTGTCCATCGTCATATTCAGCACCTGCATCTGAACTACCGCAGTGCTCACATGGCACATGGCGGAGGAACTTTGAAGGTGTCTTAGGTTTGGGTACTAGGTTAAGCTTCACTACCGCCTCCATATACTTCGTTGATAGTCTTACCCTGTCCAAGGGTGTTTCTAAGCCCTTCAATGGTCTTTAGAGCTGTTTTATCGAGATATCCATAGTAGATGTCCCCTCTGAGCTGAAAAGCTGTGAAATCCTCTAGCATCGATAGTGTCTCAGCCAAAGCTTTCAAGCTGCTATCACCTCCCAAAGGTACAGACGGAAAAGGCCATGGTTTATTAGGGTCAATGTCCATTTACTTGCTCACAATCAGTTTAATTAAAGTTACTACAACGACAAACAATGTCATCATCATGGGTGTTCATCCACGGGTAAGACATAACCTTCAGCTAAGCGCTTAAGTACAGTTTCAGCTACATCAGCCATCACTCTGTCCCTGCCATTGTTCATTATCAGATCAGCCATACTGTCAATGACAGACCAATACCAACACTCATACTGAACGACATCCATATCAATGTCATCATCCATCACTTCAATAGACATAAATTATCCTCCTAGGGTTAGTGTCTAATGTTAACAGTCCTACTACACTTTCCGTGCCTTCGGCACTTTAAAGTAACTTTATAAGTATTATATAAAGATATCTTTAATAGTGTATTTAACTTCTATGTAACTTCTATGGAACATCTTAGGTTCTTTGTAGTTACTCTAAAGTATTAGGGTAGCATACTTTGTTCAGATTGTCAATATCCTCTCAATAGTCCCTACTGTCAATAGGGTCTATATCGTTATCTTCATCCTCCAAAGTATCATCCATATCATCTGCTGATATCAGGTCTTGTCTATCCTTTGTAGGTAGACTTGCATCAGCCTGTACAGTCTTAAAGCACTGCTGACATATGTCTAAGAACATTCCTGTCACTGCGTGCTTACGGGTACTTTCAAAGTCTGTCAGTATCTTGTCACAACATAGGCATTTCATACTTGTTTCTTTCTGTAAGGGTTAACTGTTGCCCATGCCCTCATGTGCACAGGGTTGCCTTGAGCATCGTAGCAGAGACTATATGCCCCGTCAATATGTTTAAACCATAACATACCAATGTGTGTCTTTATAGGTGTCTCTCTAGGGACATCGTACAAAGGCTTAGAGGGTTGTTCGATCCAATCTTTTAAGTCAATTTCTGATAACATCTTAAATATCCTCACTTTCTAAGGTCATTTTAAAGTGTACAGCTTCCCCTACATCATTCATAGGTTCTCTTAATGAATTTAAAATCTTAATTAATTCATCGCTTGAAATAAGACAGTCAAATTCAAGTTTTAGAACCTTACGTCTACCTTCGCCTGAATACCCTACAATTGAGCCTTTATTGTATAACATAGCACCCTACCCCTTACCTAATGTGAAATGAAGGCTTAAACAGCCCATAAATGGCCTTTAAAGGGCTTTCATTGTCATAGTCAATAGTCTGTTGTTCAATGTACTCCTTTTTGTAGGACTCTAAAGCATCCCATTCTAAGTCTTTCCATTGATTGTCTGACAGTACATCAAAGACACTATTGCCCTCATAGAGCACATCGGTGAAGTCTACATAGTCGGATTCAATGTCGACTTCACATGTGACAGTCACCAAAGCCCTGCTATCTGCCAATAGCGTATCAAATTTATAATTAACCATGATTTACTTTCCCTTTCCATTCGAGGCACGGCCTCTGGTTATGACAAGTTTATAAAGGTTTGCCGGTTGACCTTCTAAGTTATTATTCTCTTCTAGCCACTCCTGAGCGAATGATAACTTGTTGAAGGTTGCAACGACAATGCCCGATGATATACTGACAATTTTGTACATGTTTATTTAACCCTTTCAATGGTTGCATCTTTACCGGTCTGCTGTTTGTAGAATTTAACTTCAAAGTCTGCTTGATCCTCCGAATATGTAGTATTTACCAGTGCTTTAGTCTGTTTATCTCTAACTTTCCACATCTCCCCACCATCTAAGCGAACAATTTCAGGCAGATAACATTGTTTCTTAATATCAAAGATTGACACACTGTCCCATTGTTTGCCTTCATCGTCACAATCAAAAACTAGCTCATAATCCCTTGATCCAATGACAATGTAGTTATGGTTTCTTTCAAAGCTTCCATGCCCGATGTCCCCACTAGCATATTGACCATACTTAGGAAATAAGACATACCAGTGATTGCGTTCTAGATCGACAATTAATTCCAGCTTGTGTTTGTTTACTTCAATGTCAAAGTGTTTGATCATATTAAAACCCCTTAAAGTACAGTTTATCATCATCTACAGTGATCCATGCTTCACGAGTAACTGTATTGAACATAATTTCATCGCCCACGTTGATCAAAGCCCCCGTACGGCAACAAATGCCCTTGAACCTTGCTTTCATTTTCTTGATCATCTTTTACCCTTTAAAACCTTAATTGACCGTTTATACAATTCTGAGCATGCATCGTTTACTTGATCCCTATACTTACCTTCGGCAACACTATTGCCAATTGATTGCATAGCCATTGCCGCCAATGTAGCATCTTCGATAATATATCTTAGCTCATCTTTGGTTTTGCGTTTATAGTCGTTTACTTTAAACTGTATCATGCTTCACCCCTCAATTGTGCACAAATAGCGTTATAAATTGCCCGTTTATCCATATAGTAACCAAAATCCTTGTCACTTTCCGTAAAGTTATGCCACTGATTGTAGCGTTGATTTTCAAGGATGTCACTTGCAAGGCTATGCCATTGTGAATAATGGCTTATAAAGCCTTGTCGATTGTAATGAGCTATAAAGCCACTTGCAAGGTATAGAAAGTTATACCCTTGGGCGTTAAGCTTCGATGGATCTTTGCAAGCCCTCACAATGTTATTCACAATGCGGGTTTTTTGTAGTGTAGTGAGACGTTTTAACATGTTATTTAATCCCGGCAATGGTTTTTAATTCAAGCTTCAAAGCTTTGGCACTATCGCCCCGGAAGCTTGCCGCATTAGATAGAAAATATAAGACAATAGATCTAGCATCATCGTAACCATATTTGTCGTTGATTGATGATAAATCTCGCATGGCTTCAAGATACGGTTTTGCGGCATAGTTAACTTTAGGCCATGCTTTATAGATATCACGTGCAATTTGATACAATGGGCGTGCGTTTTCACTTGCTTGAATAGCTAACATTTTAATTACCTTTACAGTTAAAAACCTACAGAAAATTGTAGGACATAACGCACGTATAAGCATGCGCTACATTCTAGAATCTTAATGCATGGCAATAATAATTGGGACGCCCTTCAAAGCTTGCATACCGCAAGCATGCCCCTTACCCGTGCATGTACCGCATGTTCCCGGGCATGGAAAAGCTTTTTGAGGGTAGGCTTGTCTTAAAGCCTTTACAGTGGCGGGTTTGCCGTGATCACTAGATCGAACCTTAGAACCTATTCGAACGGCAATAAATTCGCCCCTAGTGATTGATAAGGTTTTAATTGCCGTAACCATTGTAGGGTGTGCATTATGACCCCCGGAAATATTGAGGACATAATTAGACGGCAATTGACCTTCATAAGACATAATTTGATTGAAGCTTTTCGAGTAACCGTAAACCCTTGCATTAGGTGTTGTTTTAATTAGATCAAACCAGAACGTTACATCGTCAACACTACTAAAATCCCCGTCAACGTACAATCTAACATCATATTGCAAGCCTTTGAATGATGCATCTACATTATGCAAAGCCCGTGCTATAGTCTCTTGAGAGTATCTCATAAGGTATGCATTCTGAGCTTGTCTCATAAAAGCCGCTGGGTAGCGCCATGCTCTAAAACTGTAGCAAAAATCTAAGCATTCCCCAGCCCCCGGACATGTAACCCCCGGCAAGCTTGAGAATGATACGAACGGAAGCTTAGAATTTCCATTCAGTGAAAATATACTGTAGCTTGGATCTAAGGTTTTAAAGGTATGCTCAAGCTTTGCAAAGTTATCTTGCCAGCCCTTGCCGGTGAACATAGGCGAAGCTTGCAAAGCCTTTAAAGCTTCTAATGCACTATCTTTTGTGCCCCCTTGAATAGCTATTGCAAGCCCTTGCAAAGCCTTGAATTTTTGAGCACTATTTGAGAACAATTTAATTTGCATCATGATATATAATCCTTCATTTAGTTAAGACATCGAAGTAAGCAAGCAAGCCCATGCATAAGCATAAGCCTAAGGCAATGGCGCAAACGATATCTAATACTTTATCTAACATGTTGATCCCCTTGAATGTTGTTTACGATGGATAGAGTATCAAGCCTTAATCTTACGTGAACCTTACAAACACAAATATTTTTAAAGTTTAAACCCTTAAGTAAAAACCCTTAATCTTATATAAGATACAAGAGTGCTCTTATGTCTTATATAAGACTTAATAATAACCCTTTAAAGTATAGGGATATTGAGTGGCTAGGTAGTAACCCTAGTATGCCTTAATAGGTGCTACATCGTCCCTCCCATGTCAACTTTTAAGCCCTAGTCAGTCAACCTATAGTTACTCAACTAGACCTACAGAGTGACTGCGAAGTAAGCACTAACTAACCTGAGCTACAAAGTGATGGGGGGAGGGGTGGCTGTGTTGTGATTACTTTTGTGGGAGCCTCTGAAGTACACAAAAAAGGTAAAATAGACCTAAGTAGTTATAAAAGATAACTATATGATTATGTTAATAAAAGTTAACAAGTACAGACTATTCTGAACACCCTAGGAAAGGGGAACTACAAAGTGACTCTAAAGTCACCTAAGAAATTAGAGTTTAGACTCTAAAGTGAAAGAAAAGTAAAAATAAATAAGAAAAGACTTGACAAATAGACAAACATAGTGTATAATATTTTGTATAGGAAATAACTATGTTTACTAAGTAGCCTGACCCCACTACTAAGTTAAGACTCTAAAGTCTGAACTGTACAGTCGAAGACGTACACCTTGGAAAGGGAACATAGAAGTTAAATACACTATTAACAGTTACTTATAATATATTACTTTATAAGTTATTATTAATATATTACTTATATAAGTACTTATAATATTTATGTCTATGTAACATTTATGTTAATATGTCTTAGTACTATATAGTACTTCACTTTAAAGTCTCCTTATATAGGACAAAGACAAGCACATGACAAAACCAACAGGTAATAAAGTAGGTCGTACCTCAAAGAAGGAACTTAAGGCCATAACTGAGAATAGAAGTGTCGGTAGACCTAAGGGTGATGCAGCTATTATCAATGAATATAAACTTAGGATGCTTAACTCACCTAAGAGTGCTAAGGTTCTAGAAGCTATTTATGATGCAGCTCTTAATGATGAACACAAGAATCAAGCTGCAGCATGGAAGTTAATTGTAGATAGGATTGTTCCTGTTAGTGTCTTTGAGGCACAAAAGTCAGGTAGTAATACCCCTACAGTGTCAATCAACATAACAGGTCTTACATCACCAACAATCAGCACTAATGATCAAGAGGTGATAGATGTCTGAACTAAACTTCCAACTGCTTAAGTGGCAGCAGAATGTCTTTAAAGATACCACTCGCTTTAAAGTGGTAGCTGCAGGTCGAAGGTGTGGTAAGTCTCGTCTATCAGCTGTATCTCTACTGATTGAGGCTTTGAACTGTCCAGATGGTTCAGCTGTGATGTACATAGCACCTACCTTAGGGCAAGCTAGAACGATTATGTGGGACTTACTGCATGAGCTAGGTAGGCCTGTAATCAAGTCTAGCCATGTGAATAACTTAGAGATTACTCTTATAAATGGTAAGAAGATCTTAGTTAGAGGGGCTGATAATCCCGATTCTCTGCGAGGTGTTTCCTTAATTTACGTAGTTATGGACGAGTGTGCCTTTATTAAGGAAGATGTATGGCAGAAGATCATCAGGGCTTCGCTGTCAGATAAGAAGGGTAGAGCTTTATTCATTAGTACTCCTAGTGGTCGTAACTGGTTCTACGATACCTTTAACTTAGGACAGGATGAACAAGACGAGGAGTGGAAGTCATGGCACTTCACAACTCAAGACAATGAGACTATTGATCCTAAAGAGATTGAGGCTGCAAAGCGTACCTTAAGTTCCTTTGCATTCAAGCAGGAGTATTTGTCTAGCTTCGATACCGCAGGTGCTGATGTCTTCAAAGAGGAATGGTTTAAGTTAGCTGAAGAACCTCAACATGGTAGCTACATTGTAGCGATTGACTTAGCTGGCTTTGAAGAGGTTGGTAAGAATGCTGGGGCATCTAAGAAGAGACTAGATGAGACAGCCATAGCAGTTGTTAAGTTAGAGGATAATGGTAACTGGTGGGTACATAAGATACAGCACGGTAGGTGGGACATCAGAGAGACAGCTGTTAATATCTTGAAAGTGATTAGAGACTTCCAACCTACAAGTATAGGTATTGAGAGGGGAGCATTGAAGAATGCTGTACTGCCTTACCTTAATGACTTGATGAGGAAGAATAACATCTATGCGCACATACATGATTTAACTCACGGTAACAAGAAGAAGACTGATAGGGTTGTCTGGAGCTTACAAGGTAGGATGGAGCATGGAAGGATTACCTTCAATGATCAAGAGGACTGGAGTGAGTTTAGAGATCAATTAGTTATGTTCCCCACAGCTGGTGTACATGATGACTTGGTAGATGCTTTGAGCTACATTGATCAACTGGCTATAGCTAACTACAACCAAGATTATGAAGAAGATGAGTATGAGGTCTTAGACCCTATATCAGGTTACTAAAGGAATAACAATGGCTAAGAATGGACTCTATGCGAACATCCAAGCTAAACGTAAGCGTATAGCTGCAGGATCTGGTGAGAAGATGAACAAGCCCGGCTCTAAAGCTGCTCCGTCTAAGATGGACTTTATTGAGGCTGCTAAGACAGCTAAACCAAAGAAACCTACAAAGGGTAAGTAACACTATGAAAGATTCTAGACTTGAAAGAGCTGGTGTCAGTGGTTATAACAAGCCTAAGCGTACACCTAATCACCCAACTAAGAGCCATGTCGTAGTGGCTAAAGAGGGTGATCAAGTAAAGACTATCAGGTTTGGACAGCAAGGTGTTCAAGGATCTCCTGAAGGTTCAGCTCGTAACGATTCCTTTAAAGCCCGTCACGCTAAGAACATCGCCAAAGGTAAGATGTCAGCAGCCTTCTGGGCCAACAAAGTTAAATGGTGAACTAATATGCAATGTCCAATTGAGACACAAGATGTTAAAGAGAATCTTAAGAGGCGTGACTGGGCTTTTAAGAATGTAGGCTATGGCCCAGCTAATCCTGAGCTATCTAATGGTGCTTTCTGGAACGATAAAGCTAATGAGTGGCAGACAAGCCTCTCACAAGCTAAGTCAATGCGCTGTGGTAACTGTGCAGCCTTTATCCAAACACCTGAGATGATGGAGTGTATTCGTTCAGGTATTGACATGGAAGAGGACAGTTTCGCTCAGGATGTCGTAGATACAGCTAAGTTAGGTTTCTGTGAGTTATTTGATTTTAAATGTGCCGCAGATAGAACTTGTAGTGCATGGTTAGTTGGTGGGCCTATAACATCCAGTAAAATTGAAATTGATGATACAGCTTTAGACGATTCAACAAAGGATATGTAATAATGGCATTAACACAAGACGACAACTACGAAGAAGGCGTTTCAGACAAGTTTGAAGAGCCTACGGAGAACGAGAAGGAACTCACTTCGTGGGTGACTCAGCATATCACCCGTTGGCGTGATCACCGTGATGCTAACTACATGGATCTATGGCTTGAGTATGAGCGTATCTTCCGTGGTCAGTGGGCTGCTGAAGATAAGACTCGGGACAGTGAGCGTAGTCGTATTATCTCTCCAGCTACTCAGCAGGCTATTGAGACTCGTCATGCTGAGATCATGGAAGCTATCTTTGGTCAGGGAGAGTTCTTCGATATCTCCGATGACATTAAAGATGTAGACGGTAATCCTTTTGATATTGAGATGATCAAGAATCAACTCCATGAGGACTTTAAGAAGGATAAGATTAAGAAGTCCATTGACCAGATTGAGTTGATGGCTGAGATTTATGGTACAGGTATTGGTGAGATCATTGTCAAGACTGAGAAGGAATACATTCCAGCTACTCAAGTCATTCCCGGTGTGGCTGGTGCAGCTGCCATCGGAGTGCAAGAGAAGGATCGTATTGCAGTCAAGATTAAACCAGTTAACCCTAAGAATTTCCTTATTGATCCTAATGCTGATTCCATTGACGATGCTCTTGGTGTTGCTATCGAGAAGTATGTATCCATTCACAAGATTGTTGAAGGGATTGAGAGAGGGATTTATAAGAAGGTCGACATCACCACAGCTTCGGAGGATGAAGACCTAGAACCTACACAGGACTTACAGACATACCAAGATGATAAGGTACGCTTAGTTACCTATTATGGTTTAGTTCCCCGTGAGTACTTGTCTGAGGAAGAAGAGAATGAGTATGCTGAGTTGTTCCCTGAAGGATCCACAGCTGATGATTACTCTAACCTTGTAGAGGCTATTGTAGTTATTGCCAACGATGGTTTGCTGTTGAAGGCTGAAGCAAATCCTTACATGATGAAGGATCGTCCAGTTGTAGCTTATCAAGATGATACAGTTCCCGGTCGCTTCTGGGGTCGTGGTACAGCTGAGAAGGCTTACAACATGCAGAAGGCTATTGATGGTCAACTCCGTGCTCACATGGACTCCTTAGCCTTGACTACAGCACCTATGATTGCCATGGATGCTACTCGTCTGCCCCGTGGTGCTAAGTTTGAGATTAAGCCCGGTAAGGCTATCTTGACCAACGGAGCACCTTCTGAGATCTTGTTCCCATTCAAGTTCGGTCAGACTGATGGCAATGCAGCTGCAGCAGCGCAGAACTTTGAGCGTATGCTACTACAGGCTACAGGTACAGTGGACAGCGCAGGTATGCCTTCCAATGTTCCTCGTGATGCTGGCGCTGGTGGTATGTCTATGGCTATGGCAGGTATCATCAAGAAGTACAAGCGTACCTTGAGTAACTTCCAAGAAGACTTCATGATTCCGTTCATTAACAAAGCTGCCTTCCGTTATATGCAGTTTGACAGTGAGCGTTATCCATCAGTTGATATGAACTTCGTACCTACAGCTACTTTGGGTATCTTGGCTAGGGAGTTTGAGCAACAACAGATGATTGGACTCTTGCAGACACTAGGCCCAGACACTCCAGTACTGCCTTTGATCTTGAAAGGTATCTTGCAGAACAGTTCCTTGTCTAATCGTGGTGAACTTATGCAGGCTTTGGATCAAATGTCTCAGCCTAACCCACAAGCTCAAGAGGCTGCACAACAGCAACAGATGGCTCAGATGCAACTTGCAGCTGCTCAGGTGGCAGATTTGCAGTCTAAGGCTCAGAAACAACAAGCTGAAGCTCAAAAGACTATGGTTGAGGCTCAGATGATCCCTGAAGAGCATCGAGTTAAGGTCATTCAAGCTGCTGCAACTAACATCGATCAGAGTAGTGACTTCGATAAACGCTTGAAATTGGCTGACATGATGCTAAAAGAGAAGCAAGTTAACCTGAAAGCTGCCGATATTGCCTCAAATGAGCGTATTGCAAGCCTTCAAATGATAAATAAATCGATAAAGCAATAAAATTGCTGGTGAAACAGTAAGTTTTACTTGACAAAGTGTTGTTTTTATGATACAATAATACTATAGTTAAGTTTTTAATGGAGGGATAAGCCAAATGGCCCCTGATTTACAGAAATATTACGAAGAAACCTTTAATACCATGAGTACTAAGGGTTGGGAATTCTTAATTGAAGACTTTGAAGAGATTAAGGCTAGTTTAAACGACTTATCAACTGTCACGGACACACAAACACTTTATTTCCGTAAAGGACAGCTAGATATTCTTGAATTAGTTTTAGGGCGTAAGGCTGTGTGTGAGAAGGTATATGAGGAGTTACAAGAGTGAGAAGTAACAGATACAACTGGAGAGGAACACGCTACTTGTTCTCGACTCCAAGGAGTCTGCGATGAAACGCTTATATGACTTCCAATGTCCCAACGATCACATAACTGAATCGCTAGTTGATAGTGATCATACGACTGCTAAATGCAAAGTATGTAGTAAGGACGCTATCAGGCTTATTTCAGCTCCTAACATCAGTTTAGACGCTATATCAGGCGACTTTCCCGGTGCTACGGCTAAATGGGCTGCTGTGAGAGCTGATAGGCTCAAGCAGGAACAAAAGAGAGGATCTGAGTAACTTCAGGCAACCCACTAGATTCATCATATAAATCCTGTAATCCATTCATGGACAGGGAAAGGTTAGGTATGGCTTTAATTGATATTGAGGAACTAAATTCCAAAGGTAGTGAAATAGAAGCTGAGGACTTCAAAGCTGGACAACAACAGGTTCAGCAACCTCAACAGACTGAGACAAACAGTGCTTCTGAGATCCCTGAGAAATACAAGGGGAAGAATCTTGAAGATATTGTTAAGATGCACCAAGAGGCTGAAAAGCTTATCGGTCGTCAAGCTCAGGAAGTGGGTGAAGTACGCAGGCTTGCAGATGAACTACTAAAGCAGAGTTTAGCTCAAAAGCAACAACAAGTTCCATCCAAAGAAGAAACACCAGAGATTGACTTCTTTGAAGATCCGCAGAGACATCTCAATAATGCAGTAGCTAATCATCCAGATGTGTTAGCAGCCAAGCAAGCAGCGTTACAACTTAAGCAGATTCAGACACAAGCAATGCTCAACAAGAAGCATCCTGACTTTGCTGAGGTAGTGCGTGATGCTGAGTTCCAAGAGTGGGTAAGATCCTCTCCTATGAGACTTAACATCTATGCTATGGCTGATGCCAACTATGATTTTAATGCAGCTGATGAGTTAGTATCTACATTCAAACAGATCCGAACTACTAAGACACAACAAACTACTGATGCAGGTAAAGCTGTTAGACAACAGAACCTTAAAGCTGCTAGTGTCGATGTTGGAGGAACTGGAGAGTCTTCTAAGAAAGTTTATCGTCGTACCGACCTTATCCGGCTACGAATGCAAGATCCAGACCGTTATGAAGCTTTGCAGCCTGAGATTATGGCAGCTTACGCAGAGGGTCGAGTTAAATAAATTAATTAATATTCACAGGAGATTTATAAAATGGCTTTAGGTACAGATCACGTAACAGTAACGACCGCAGCAACGTTTATTCCAGAAGTATGGAGTGATGAGATTGTTGCGGCTTACAAGAAGAGTTTGGTTGCAGCTAACTTGGTTAAGAAGATGTCTTTCAAGGGCAAGAAAGGTGACACCGTTCACATTCCAGTCCCTGCACGAGGCAATGCTTCTGCTAAAGCAGCTTCTACACAAGTGACATTGATTGCAGCTACTGAGTCCGAAGTTGCTATTTCTATCAACAAACACTACGAATACTCACGCATGATTGAGGATATCGTTGAAGCTCAGGCATTGTCTAGCTTGCGTTCATTCTATACAGATGATGCAGGTTACGCTTTGGGTAAGCAAGTTGATACTGATTTGGTTCAGTTGGGTCAGCAATTCAATGTGTCTACCGCTGGTGCTGGTAACTTCCGTTATGCCGGTGCTTTCATCGGTGGTGATGGTTCTACCGCTTTTGACTACTCTGCCTCTGCAGGTGCTGGTAATGCCTCAGCTTTGACAGCTGCTGGTATTCGTCGTACTATTCAGCGTCTTGATGATAGCGATGTTCCTATGGACAACCGCTTCTTCTTGATTCCTCCAAATGTGCGTAACACCATCTTGGGCTTGTCTGAGTTCACAACCTTCAACAGCGTTGGTGAAGCCGGTTCTGCTAACAGCATCCGTAACGGTATGATTGGTGACATCTATGGTGTTCCAGTCTATGTTACAACCAATGCTGATACAGCTAAATCAGCTACTAACGGTACTGGTACTAGTTTGGGTCGTGTATGCTTGATGGCTCACAAAGATTCTATGGTGCTGGTTGAGCAAGTTGGTATCCGTTCACAGACTCAGTACAAACAAGAATACCTCGGTACATTGTTCACTGCTGATACTTTGTACGGCTGTGCTGAGTTGCGTAACTACGGTGGCGTTGCTCTCGTAGTCCCTATGTAATGTAGGTAAGGGTTCCCTCTCATAAGGGGGAGCCTTTTTAATGTGCTATATGTAGCATATCAGAAAGGTTAATAGTAATGGCTAAATTTAAATGTAATCAATCAGGTAATACAGTTGAATTCTTTCAAGAGCATGAGATTGCTGAGATGAGAAAACATAGTGGATACACTGAGGTAGTAGTAGAAGCTCCTAAACCAACACCATCATCATCAAAGAAGGTAGCTAAAGATGCGATCAGTATCAGTGGGGAATCTCCTAACAGCGGCAACTAAGACAACTATTTATACAGTTCCTACAGGCTACTATGCCAAGTGGAACCTTTGTTATGTGGTGAACACAACAGGTAACAATAAAGCTATTGATGCTATTTGGTATGACGCTAGTACTTCAACTGAGATACACATACTAGATGGATATGTTCTAAGCCCTACACAGTTCATTAAGTTTGACGGTGGTGCTTATGTTGTACTTGAAGAGGGTGATCAAGTGCGTATGGAGTCTGAATCAGGCTCAACGATGAATACTGTAAACACATTTGAATTGTACAGAAAAGGCGAGTAACAGTAATGGCTATTTTCAATAGAAATAACATGTTAAGCGACTACGCCTTTGAAGACATGGGTGGTGACGGCTTATTCGATACTGGCTCATTCAATCTTCAAGACTTGATGAACTATGCAGCTCCTTTAGATCAACAATCTATTGGAGCTATGATGCCTACTCCTGAGTTTGTACCTGAAGCTCCTATGGCTCCTACGTCAGCTCCTACTGCTCCTGTACAAGCCACTACTGTTGCTCCACAAGCGCCAACGCCACCTAAAGCTAATCAGCAAGAGATTATTGATTTTCTCACTAAGCAGATTCTAGGCTCTAGTGACACTTCTAAGTGGCAAGGTGGTGTAGGTGCTGAGACTGCTGCAAAAGACATGGCTAAGATCATGGCAGGCATTGGCATTACAGACATTAGTCAATTTGGTAAGGTTACTCAAACTGGTCTACAAGAGGATGTGCGTCCTGATGGTCGTGGTGGCTTTGTTAATCTTAAAGGTCAGCCTGTAGATCCTGCCGGTGTTATTCCATTAGAGATGGATGGCAACATTGTTGGCTATTCATCTCCTACTGGCACACAAGAGACTTATGGTAACAAAGCAACAGGTCAATCTGTACCACTGACATACAGTGAGAGACAGACAGGTAATGCCTTTGGTGGTACTTTTGAAGGTAAAGGTAATACAGGTTACAGAGTAGAATTTGATGCTAGTGGTAAGCCTGTGTTCTATACGACAGGTGCTTCAAGCTCGGATGCTGCCAGTGCAACACCATTTATTCAGATGGCTTTATTGGCTACCGGAGCTGGTGGTCTATTAGGTAATGCTTTACTTGGTTCAGGTGCTTCACAAGTAGCTGCTAATGCTCTTGGAGGTGCTATCCTTGGTGGTGGTACAGCAGCTATTACCGGTGCTGACATTGTAAAGGGAGCATTGATGGGTGGTGCAGGTGGAGCTTTGTCAGGTTACTTAGCTCCTGAGTTACCTACAGATCTTACAGGTACTCCTACAATAGATCCTGAAGCATTCATGACACCTGATGTATCTATTTTTGATACTCCTATAGCTAACACACTTTTCCCTCCTATTGAGGCTCCTCCAATAGATGTTCAGTTGCCTACTATAGCTCCGGAGTTGCCTTACATAGCCCCTGAGTCTTTTATGACTCCTGAGTTACCTTATGTAGCTCCTGAGCTTCCTTATGTAGCTCCTCCGCAGCCTACCTACATTGAGCCTGAGGCATTTATGACTCCTGCTCCTCAGCCTACCTATGTAGCTCCTCCTGTAATGCCTGAGCCTGTGGCGATACCTGAGCCTGTGTACACCCCACCTCAGCCTACCTATGTAGAGCCTGAGTCTTTTATGACTCCTGATATCAGTTACTTTGAAGCTCCTCCTACTGATACCTTTTTACCTGCTATTGAAGCTCCTCCGATAGATGTAACTTTACCTACAATTACAGAAGCTCCAGTAGTTACAGCACCTACCTATGTAGAGCCTGAAGCATTCATGACTCCGCAGGCTCCTGTTGTCGCTGACACTCCTATTGTCGCTGAAGCTCCTGTAATACCTGAAATAGTTATAACACCTCAACCTACATATGTTGAGCCAGAAGCTTTTATGACACCTATGGAGTTGCCTTATATAGCTCCTCCAGCTCCAATTGACCTAGGTATTGATTACTCATTAGCTAATGGTACTACAACGAGGCCTTTGACTGACATGGGTGGCGCTCAAGGTGTACAGCCGGGTACTTCAGCTAACTTACCTGATATGGGTGGTGGACAGGGTTTAACAATTAACTTAGGTGCTCCATCTACAACTTTAGCTGATGCCTTAGCTACCTTTGGAGGTGTTAATCCAGCTAACATGCCTAGCATGGGTGGTGCGCAAGGATTGACATATCAGACACCTACAGGTTTAGTGACTGAGGGTGGTTTATTAGCTACAGGTATTGCAGGGACAGCTCCTTCAGTACTAGGTGAGACAGGTATTAACACAGCTACTAACATAGGTTCTAACATTGGTGTTACACCTCCTGTAAGTACTAACCCGTTGGATAAGCTGTCACCCACACAAATAGCTAACATCCTCAAGAGTGCTGTAGGCTTGTTTGGTGCTGTTACAGCTCCTCAAATGCTAAGCAGTGGTAGTCCTTCGATGATGGGTGCTTTACCTACACAGGGTGTCCCGCTTAACAGTCAAGACTACTTTAACGCTATTCAACAGAACTATAACACTTTACTGCCTGCAATGCCTAGGGATGTCTCAACACCTTTAGCTAACTGGTATAACTCTCAATATGGAGCTTAAATAATGTCTATTTATCGAGGCCCGGGAGGTTCTGGTGATGCTACTAATGATGCCAGTAGTCAAGCTACACTGGTAGCTCAGAAGGCTGCTGAAGCTCAGGTGTCTGCTGATAATGCTTTAGGTAGTGCCTCAGCAGCTTCCTCTTCAGCCAGTGCAGCCTCTTCGTCAGCCAGCGCAGCCAGTACATCAGCATCCAATGCAGCTACCTCAGCGTCTAATGCGTCTACATCAGCTAGTGGTGCTTCATCATCAGCCAGTGCTGCAAGTAGTTCAGCATCGGCAGCAAGTACCAGTGCCTCTAATGCTTCATCGTCAGCATCAGCGGCTTCAACTTCAGCTTCTAATGCTGCATCATCAGCTTCAGCTGCCTCTACAAGTGCTTCTAACGCATCCTCAAGTGCTAGTAGTGCCGGTAGTTCAGCTTCAGCGGCTAGTTCATCAGCAAGTTCAGCAGCTACTGCTAAGACTGCTGCTGAGGCTGCACAGGCTGCTGCTGAGGCTGCTGAAGCTGCTACATTGAACTTTGGTAATGTTTTACAGGTAGCTTCTAGTACTTTAACAGCTGGATCCAGTGCAACAGTCTCCTACAGTTCAGCTACACCTCTAATTACCTTTGGTATTCCTAGAGGGGACACCGGAGCAACTGGAGCAACAGGCGCTACCGGCCCTCAAGGTGCTACAGGAGCTACAGGGGCAGCAGGGCCGGGGGTTGCCTCCGGAGGAACTACAGGACAGTTCCTGATAAAGAATTCAGGGACTGATTACGATACAACTTGGACAAATACAATTAACGGGGGAACATTCTAAATGGCTACAATCCTTACTAAGAAGAGCGATACAGCGAGTGCTGTCCCTCTTGCAGCTGACTTAACTAACGCTGCAGGTGGTGCTGAGCTTGCAGTTAATGCAACTGATAAGAGACTCTTTTCTAAGACCTCTGGAGGTACTGTCGTAGAGCTGGGTACTAACCCTACAGCTATGGCTGTTGTGGGTAACACTACAGTTGGGGGTACTCTGGGTGTCACAGGTGCTACCACTTTGGCTGGTGTATCTGCTACTACTTTAGCGGCTTCTAGCACAGTAACCCTCTCTGGAGGTACTGCGAATGGTGTTGCTTATTTAAACGGCTCTAAAGTTGTTACAAGTGGCTCTGCGCTTACTTTTGATGGGACTAACTTCACATTAACCTCTGGTCGTATTCGCAATGTGCCATCTACTGCCACTGCAAATGGTTTATTTCAATCTTCAAACACAGGCGGTGGTTTCTATACTGGCATTGAAGATTCAACAGGTTCATTGTTTGCTGGCACAGGATACGCAGGTGTTGTTTGGCACACAGGAAACTATCCAATTGCTTTTGGTTTAAACAACACCGAACAAATGCGCCTAACCTCTACAGGTCTAGGTATTGGTACAAGTTCACCTGCTACTAGATTAGATGTTGCCGCTACAGAAGCAACGATTCGGCTTACATCTACAACTGGGACAAATTTTACTGATGTTCGAGTTGTAAACACTGGCGGCACACTTTACTCTGGTATTGAACGCTCAACAGGTGGCGTACTTGGTCCAACTGGTGCTTACGAAGCGTTTTTCTTATATGGCGCTGATAGACCCATGTACATCGGTACTGGAAATTCATATCTGCGGTTTGGCACTAACGCCACAGAGCGTATGCGCCTCGACTCTTCTGGCAATCTTGGTCTAGGAGTTACTCCTAGTGCTTGGGGTAGTAGCATTAAGGCAATGCAAATTGGCGGTTATGGCGTTTTTGCTCAATCATCAACTGCATTTAATATAGGTAATAACTATTACAACAATGGAACAAACTCGCTGTATATCAATAGTGCCCACGCTACTCTTTATCAACAGTTGAGCGGTCAACACATTTGGTACAACGCCCCATCAGGCACAGCAGGAAACGCCATTACCTTTACTCAGGCAATGACTCTGGATGCTAGTGGTAATTTGTTATTGGGCACTACAAGTTTAAAAGCAAGATTAACTGTTAATTCTGGCAGTTCAAGCACTTACGCTTCTTTTGACTCAACCAATGCAACTGGTGGCTACGCTGAGTTTAGCAGCAGTGGAACTGTTCATGGCGATATTGGTACAGCCGCACAAATTGTAAGTGGTGGTTCAGCCTCTGACTTTGGCATAAACGCCCGTGGGTCACGTAACTTAATTTTTGGCACAAACAACACAGAACGTGCCCGTATAGACTCATCTGGTAATTTGCTCTGCGGAACAACTGGAACAAGTTGGACAGATACTGTTGGTTTTTATGCGTTTTATCAGAGTGCTGTAAATGCTACTCGTAATGGCGCAGAAGCAATGAATTTAAATCGTTTGACAAGCGATGGAACAATTCTAGGTTTTAGACGCTCTGGCACTCAAGTTGGTTCTGTTTCTGTAACTACTACAGCTACTGCGTACAACACTTCATCTGACTACCGCCTGAAGAACACAATTGCACCAATGACAGGTGCATTGGCTAAAGTGGCATTGCTCAAACCTTGCACTTACAAATGGAACGCTGACGGCTCTGATGGCGAAGGCTTCATTGCCCATGAGTTGGCAGAAGTTGTTCCTCAATGCGTATCTGGCGAGAAAGACGCTGTAGACGAGGAAGGCAATCCTAAGTACCAAGGCATTGACACATCATTCTTGGTGGCTACCCTCACAGCGGCTATTCAAGAGCTTAATGCTAAGTTTGAAGCCTACAAAGCATCTCACCCTTAATCTTTAAAAGGAAAATACCATGACAACATTTAACTGGTCAATTAACACAATGGAACGAGATGTAGCTACTGGTTATGTTTCAGTAGCGCATTGGATTTGTAATGCAGTAGATGGAGAACACTCTGCCTCTTGCTACGCTACAGTCTCATGGGCTGAAGGTACTCCTGCCGTACCATATGCAAACCTCACAGAAGCTACTGTATTGGGTTGGGTATGGGAGTCGGTCGATAAAGCGGCTACAGAGGCTTCCTTGGCGGCTCAGATTGAGTTGTTGAAGAACCCTGTAAAGGCTACTGGCACTCCTTGGAGTGAATAAAGGCCATGGCTGAAGAAGTTACTCATGAGCACATATACGAGAGACTACTAGCTGTAGAAAGTAAGGTAGACAGTATAGACAAGAACACTCAAGAGGTTGTGAAGGCTTTCAATGCAGCTGCAGGAGCCTTCACAGTACTTGAGTGGATTGCTAAGGCTGTCAAACCTCTGATTGTTATAGGTGCTTTCTTTGGAGCTATTTGGTTAGCTATCGACAATAAACTACATGGAGGCTAATATGAACAATATGCCAACAAGAGGACAGCGTACAGCTAAGAATAAGATGAAGAAAGTTATGGGTGAGTACAAGGAAGGTACTCTACATAGTGGTAAGGGTGGCCCTGTAGTTAAATCTCGTAAGCAGGCTATAGCGATTGCCTTGAGTGAGGCTGATGCAGCTAAGAAGAAATCTAAAAAGAATAAGTAAAGGAATAACAAATGGCTACGTATTTAGACGTTGTGAACAATGTGCTCAGACGCTTGCGTGAGCCTACTGTCACCTCCGTAACTGATACTGATTATTCATCTATGTTAGGTGTGTTCGTTAATGATGCCAAGCGTGAGATTGAAGATGCTTACGACTGGAATGCTTTATCGGATACTCTAACAGCTACAACTACAGCTAATATATTTAATTATGTTCTAGTAGGTTCTCGTACCCGTTTCCGTACCATTGATGTCTTTAACGAGACTCAAGAGTTGGAGATGAAGTATATGCCTACAACATGGATGAATAGACAGTTCATTATTGTTGAGCAACAGCATGGTCAACCAGCCTTCTACAACTACAACGGTGTAGACAGTAACGGTGATACTCAAGTGGATGTATTCCCTATCCCTGATGGTGTGTATAACCTAAGATTTAACTTGACTATCCCTCAGGCTGACTTAGTTGCTGACAATGATCGTATCTTAGTGCCTGATCACTTAGTGTCTATGCTGGCTTACTCCAGAGCTATTGCTGAGCGAGGTGAAGACTCTGGAGTCTTGTCTTCAGAGGCTTATCAAGTGTACAGACTGGCTCTTGCCGATGCTGTGGCTATTGAGCGTAATCACTATGATGAAGAGATGACTTGGGATGCTGTGTAAATGTCAGAACAGTTATTAACAACAACTATTCAAGCTCCGGGCTTCATGGGTTTGAACCTTCAGGACTCTTCAGTGAGTCTTGAGAATGGTTACGCCACTGTAGCCACTAACTGTGTCATTGATAAGTTTGGACGCATTGGTGCTCGTAAGGGGTGGAGTCCCTCTCACACAGCCTTAGCAGCTTTGACAGGCTTCAATGTTAAAGCTATTGCTGAGCTAATCGATAACAGTGGTAACTCATACATTGTAGCTGCTGGACACAGTAAGCTCTTTAAACTGGTAGGTACAACACTGTCTGAGTTGACCTACGGAGGTGGTGGCACAGCTCCTACCATTACAGATGATAACTGGCAGATGGCTCCGTTGAATGGATGTCTATTCCTGTATCAGGCTGGACATACACCTCTAGTGTTCGATCCTGCAACCAGTTCAACAACATATAAGCGTATCTCTGAGAAGACTGGTTACTTAGGTTCAGTATCAAGTAACAACTGTGTTATCAGTGCTTATGGTCGTACATGGAGTGCTAATAACAGCTCAGACAAGAGTACAGTACAGTTCTCAGACCTACTATCTGGACATGTACTTAATACAGGTACTTCAGGTACTTTGGATGTATCTCAAGTATGGCCTGCAGGTTCAGATGAGATTATTGCTCTAGCTGCACACAATAACTTCTTGATTATCTTTGGTCGTAGACAGATACTGGTTTACTCTAATGCTACAGATCCTAATAACTTAACATTATCTGATACAATAACAGGTATTGGTTGCTTTGCTAGAGACTCCGTAGTTAAGACAGGTAGTGATATTGTCTTCTTGTCAGATACGGGTGTTAGATCTCTAATGAGGACTATTCAAGAGAAGTCAGCTCCTATGCGAGAGATTAGCTTGAATGTTAAAGATGCCTTAATAGATGATTTAAGTGGTGAGACAGCAGTTAATATCAGGGCTGTATATTCAGATAAGGATGCCTTCTATCTATTGTCTTTACCTACAATGAATACTGTCTACTGCTTTGACATGAGGGGACAGCTTCCTAATGGTGCAGCTAAGACAACTACATGGGATAATATTACTCCTACAGCTTTCTTTTACACACGTAATAAAGATTTATTGGTAGGACAAGAAAGTTATATTGGAAAGTATCAAGATTCACTTGACAATGCCAGTACTTATAGGTTAAAATACTATACTAATTACTTTGACTTTGGTTCTCCTACAGCATTAAAAATCCTTAAAAAGATTAATATGACCTTTGTAGGGGGTAACGGAGCTGATGTAATTGTTAAGTATGCTTTTGATTTCAGTCCTAGTTATATATCAAGAGTTATTGAACTTGGTAATGTATCAGTGGCTGAGTACGGTGTAGCTGAATATAACATAGGTCAATACACAGCTGGTGTCGTATACGATAATCAGAAGATTCACGCTAGTGGTTCAGGTAATGTTGTACAGCTTGGACTTGAGACAGATATTAATAACTTTGAAATATCCTTACAGAAACTTGATTGCTACGTTAAAGCAGGAAGGACACGATAATGTCTAATTACACCAAGAGTACCGACTTTGCAGTGAAGGACTCCCTATCAACTGGGAACCCTTCAAAGCTTGTTAAAGGTACTGAAATTGATACTGAGTTTAGTGCTATTCAATCAGCAGTTAACTCTAAGGCTGATAAAGCTAACCCTTCATTCACAGGAACTCTGACAGCAGTGGACATCACTATGACAGGTTCATTTACAGGCACACTTAGCGGAGGCTCGTACTAACATGGCTTTTGATTGGACAGATTTAATTGCCCCTGTATTGGGCACTGCAGGTAGTGTGTATGCCTCTAATCAGGCTGCTAATGCTACCACTAACGCAGCTAATCAAGCTGCTCAAGCTGCACAGTTCCGTCCTGTAGGTATCACTACAAGATTCGGTAAGTCAGGCTTTCAGTATGATCCTGCATCGGGTCAACTTACAGGTGCTGGCTACCAAGTAGCTCCTGATGTTGCAGCTATGCGTGAAGGTTTGATGGGCTTGGCAGGTACTGGCTTAAGTCAGGCTCAACAAGCCCAAGCTCAACAAGCTGGTATCACTCAAGCTGGTCAAGGGCTATTTAATCTAGGTCAGCAGTATGTAGCTCAGACACCTCAAGGTGCAGCTCAGCAGTTCATGTCTCAACAACAGCAACTGCTAGCTCCCGGTCGTGAACAACAACTGGCTCAGTTGACTAATCAACAACAACAGCAAGGTCGTTTAGGTTTGGCTACTGGAGGCACTACAGCAGGTTACACAGCTGGTGGTCAAGGCTTACAAGCTACTAATCCTCAGATGGCTGCATACTACAATGCCATGGCTCAGCAGGATGCTCAGTTGGCAGGACAGGCTCAACAGGCTGGACAACAACAAGTACAGTTCGGTCAAGGCTTGATGACAGGTGGCTTAGGTCTTCAGAACACTGGTTATGGTCTGCAAGGTGCTGCACTGGCTCCTTACACTAACTACATGGCAGGTGCTACAGGCTTAGAGAACCAAGGCTTGAATGCTCTGACACAAGGACTTGGATTAGGTTCTTCAGTAACTGCAGCGTCTACAGCAGCTGCTAATATTCAGAATGCAGCAGCTCAGCAGGCAGCTCAACTTCAATTAGCTCGTAACAACGCTATCGTAGGTGGTTTGACAGATCCTGTTAGTCAGCTGATTGGTAGTTTGACAGGCTCTACAGCTGCTAGATCAGCTAATGCCAACACAGCAATCAATCCGTACTTTCAATCAATCGGTTATGGCGGTTAAGGAGACATAATGGCAACAGCACTACAAATGGGTTTATTTGGAGGCATGGGTACTCCTGAAGAGATGCAACGACAGATGACTGAGCAAAAGGCTATGCAGTTTGCTACTATGTCTCCTCAACAACAAACATCCTATAACATCTTTAAGAATACAACTAATCTAGGTCGTGGCTTAGCAGGTGCTATGGGTGTAGATGTACAAGATCCAGCTATTAAGAGAGCTACTATGCTCCGTCAGATGGCTTCTCAGTATGATACTAATACACCTGAAGGTCTGAGACAAATGGCTCAAGCCTTACAAGGTACAGATCCTGAGCTTGGCTTTCAAGTCATGCAACGTGCTCAGGCTATGGATGAAGCAGCTCAGAAGCTACGTAAAGAAGAAGCTGATGTTAAATTGAAAGGTGCTCAGACAGTAAAGGCTGGGCAAGAAGCTCAAGAAATAGTTGATAAACAAGCAGCTAAAGGCGCTCGTGTTCAGATGTTGAAGGATGCAGGTCTAGGCGACTCTGAAGCTATTGGTATTGCTTCTAATGATACAGCTTTTGCTAAGTATATTGAAACCAAGAAAGTACCCGTACCTTCTGAGTATGCTGTACAGGCGCAAAAGCTAGGCTATACAGCTAAACCTTACTTGAGTGATTACACACCTGAACAAGTTAAGCAGATGGAAAAAGGTGTCTTTGCATATAAAGCTGGTATTGCTCAAGCGGGTGCTACTGTTAATAAGCCTGTAGATGTAGCTTCGATTATTGCTGAGATTGGAACTAAGGAAAGCACTAAAGCTAAAGCAGAAGCTTGGAAGAATGCTGGCGATGCTTATAAGACACAAGTGCCAATGATTGAGAAGCTTAAGGAAGTTAGGAATAATTTGCCAGCTACTTTCACAGGTTCTTTCTCAGAGACTGCACTGCAGTTTGGTAAAGCTTTGTCAGCCTTTGGTGTACCTGTTGATGAGAATAAGTTGTCTAATACTGAATACATGAATAGTGTCTCATCCCAAGTGCTTCAGACTATTGCTCGTAACTTTCCCGGTTCACTGGCTGTTAAAGAGATGGATCAGTTGGTTAAGAGTAAGTTTAGCAGCCCACAGCAGATCAAGACTATTAGTCGTATCTTGAGTGATCTGCAAACTGAGATTGAAGCTGGGACTAAGAGTTACGAACAACTGGCTAAGTTGCCTGAGACTGAGCGTTACTCTAAAGATCTGAATCTTTTGACAGGTCAGAACTTTACTAAACTCAAGCGTTATCGTGCTCTTGAAGACAAAGGTAGAGCAGCCTTGAAGACAGGACAACCAATGACTAAAGATGAAGTTGTAGAAGCTCAGAAACTTCAAAAAGAACTAGGAGTTTAATATATGGATTGGAGCACAGTGCCTGTTGAAGGCGAACAAATGCAAGCAGCTAATAAGTATCTTGCAGAACGTCAAGCTCAGCAGGAAACTGCTAAGTCTAATGAATTAACTTCTAAGTCTGTATTGAGTCCTGAGTATCGTCCTCGTAGTCCTCTAGGTGGTCAAGAGCTAGGTGGCTTAGCTGGTGGTATTGCAGGCCTTATTGCAGGTGCTCCCGGTGGCCCTCTTGCATCAGCTGGTTTAGGTACTCTAGGTGCTGGTATGGGTGGAGCTGCTGGAGAAGCTATAGAACAGTTTGTACGTGGTGAGCCCATGTCAGGTAATCGCCTCGCACAGGCTGGCTTTGAAGAGGCTGCTTGGGATGCTGCTGGTAACTTGGTACTCAAAGGAGCTGCTAAGACTATCCGCTTCGGGTCTGATAAGCTAGGCTTTACTAAGAAGGATATTCCAGATGCTAACAAAGCAGCTAATGACTTCCTTACTAAGTATGGTTCTTCCTTACCATTAGCAGCCCGTACAGGTAGTAGCATGGATGATGCTATTGAAGGTTTTGTCTATACACCTGCTACCTTTGACATCTTTAAAAAGAAACAACAAGAGATATCTGATGCTTTACAGACAGGTCAGAAGGATCTGTTAACCAGCTTTACCAAGACTCCTGAGTTTGAGCAAGCCCTTCGTAGCGGCTCATCAGCTCAGAAAGCTTCAGGTGAAGTCCTACAGAACTTTATTAAACAAGGTGAACAAGGTCTTAGTGAAGCTGTAGATCCTATCTATAAGAATATCTTTAAAGATACTGACTCACGTGTATCTATGTTTGGTGTTAGGCAGTGGGCACAGAAAGAACTGTCAGATCCAGCTAAGTTAACAGCAGGTCAAAGAAGTATCTTGAAAGAGATTGATACACTGCCTCCACAAGTAGATGTTAATCTTATTCATCAGCTTCGTTCACGCTGGCTTGCTGAGAACAGAGACAAGTATTCTAATGCTTTAGGTTCTGAAAAAGACTCTCGTGCATCGGCTACTATCAGTCAACTGGTAGATAAGTTTGATGAGGCGATGGACTTTGCTGCTAATCGTACATTGAATCCACAGACTCTAGCTGAGTATAAGAGGGTAACTAAGACATATCGTGAAGGTATTCAAGGTTTACAGACAGACGCTATTCAACAAGCTATGTCTAAGAACCCTGAAGAGGTAGGTGCTTTCTTGTTTGCTTCTGGTAAGGAAACACCTATTGCCCAGCTTTATAAGTCTGTAGCGGCAGCAGGTACGTTATCTAAGAAGTCTTCTAAAGAAGTACTAGATTCTCTTCGTATTGGTTACTTAGACGCTTTAACTCACACACCTGAGAACATGCTTAAGTTTGCTAATGAACTTGAACAGAATAAAGCTACACAGAATACATTTAAAGCTTTGTTTGGAGGCACACCTCAGTATAACGCTATCTTGGCTATGAATGAAGCTGCTAAGAAGGGTTTGGTATCTGTTGAAAGACAACCCGGACTGAACCTTCGTACTGGTGCTGCTGTAGCTAACATTGGTGCTCCTTTACTGGCTGTAGGAACTGGGTATGCTTTCCTGTTAAGCCCTGAACAGCAACAAAAGATTAAGGATAACTTTGTTGAAGCTACTGTATCTGGTGCTGGTCTGATTCTATCACAGCGTAAGTTAGCTAAAATCATGGCTGATCCTAAAGGAGCTAAAGCATTAGGTTATCTGGCACAAGCTAGAGATAAACTTGGAAGCCCTACAGCTTTCACTAAGTTAGTTGTAGAGCCTTTAGCTAACTTCTTTGGGCCTTCTAATGAGTCTGGTGATACAGGTATGTTTGGTCAACCTACAGAAGTTAATTGGTCTACTATTCCAACTAAGTAACCATGAGAAAGCTAATATATGCCCTACTAATCACAGGGCTGTTAGCTTCTGCACAGGCTCCTCCTACTAACTGTGCAAGGGAGTTCTACCTGATATCCCACTCTATCCATAACCCTGCTGAGAGGCATCAACAACTTCTAAGGATACTTTCAATATATGAGTGCACTACTTATGAGTTGAATGATATCTGGAATAACTTAAGTAGTTGGGTAGGAGCTGCTGATAGTGCAGAATTAAGACAGAAACTTATTCACGAACACGCTAAAGCTACTCTGAGGGAGTCTAAGAAGTGATCGCCTCCTTACATAAATGGTATCCCTTTGTCTTCCCTGATACACACGATGTTAAGTCAATTGCTTTTGAGAAGAGAGTTGAGAGACTTGAATATGAATACAGAGAGGCAGTTAAAGCTCAGAAGATAAGGGATGCTATTGAGGAGCTAGCTTTAGAGTTATATAACAAAAGAGCTTATCAAAATACTGTTGAAATAGAAACTTTTAACAATACTAGGCACTTTG